TAATAATGGTTTCAACCCCTCATGGGATGAACCACTTTTATAGGTATTGGCACGATGCAGAAAGAGGAAAGAATGAATATATACCAACTGATGTGCATTGGTCAGAAGTTCCTGGTAGGGATGAGGTTTGGAAAGAACAAACTATTGCAAACACATCAGAACAACAGTTTAAAATTGAGTTTGAGTGTGAGTTCTTAGGTTCGGTTGATACTCTTATTGCTCCAAGTAAATTAAGAGCATTAGTATATCAGCAACCAGAAAAGACAAGTGCTGGATTGGATGTTTATGTTGATCCGCAAAAAGGTCATGACTATGCAATTACAGTAGACGTTGCAAGGGGAGTGGGAAAAGATTACTCTGCTTTTATAGTTGTTGATATTACAGAGTTTCCTCATGCAGTAGTTGCAAAGTATAGGAATAATGAAATCAAACCAATGTTATTCCCCAGTATTATTGAGGAAGTTGGAAAGAGTTATAACGATGCATTTATTTTATGCGAAGTAAATGATATAGGAGATCAGGTAGCATCTATATTAAATTATGATATGGAGTATCCAAATTTACTTCAATGTTCTATGAGAGGTAGAGCAGGGCAAGTTGTAGGCCAAGGGTTCTCTGGTAAGAAGACTCAACTTGGAGTAAAGATGTCCAAGACAGTTAAGAAGGTTGGTGCTCTTAACTTAAAAACATTAATAGAAGAAAATAAACTTCTCTTTACTGATTATGAGATTATGAGTGAACTTACTACGTTTATTCATAAGAGTAATTCATTTGAAGCAGAAGAAGGTTGTAATGATGACCTTGCAATGTGTTTAGTAATCTATGCATGGTTAGTTCAATGCGATTACTTTAAAGAACTGACTGATCAGGATGTAAGAAAAAGATTATATGAGGAACAAAAGAATCAAATAGAACAAGACATGGCTCCTTTTGGATTCATGGATGATGGAATGGAGGATGATAGTTTTATTGAAGATGGCGACAGATGGTATAACAATGCTTCTGAGTATGGAGAGTCTTCCTATATGTGGGAGTATCTTTCTTAATGGAATTAGACAAACAAATAAAATTAGGACATTTATTATTGTCTAATAGAGTTTGTAGAATTTGTGGAGAAGAGAAAAATTTAATCGAAGGTTTTTATAGGACAAGAAAAGATAGAGGACCAGTAGCATCTTCTTATTCTTATGAATGTAAAGTATGCACTGTAAGTAGAATTATAAAGAATAGAAAAAAAAGTTTTTCTCCTTCTGAATGGACTTATCCTGATTGGTAGGTGTTCACGGCATATTTCCCCATTGAAAATGTTGTAATCAATAAATAATTTCAAGATAAACTGAGAAATTCGGAGAAAAAAAGCATGGCGACTCAGCAAATATCTCCTGGTGTAATCACTAGGGAGGTTGACCTAACAGTAGGTAGAGTTGATAATGTAGTAGCTAACAGTGGTGCTCTTGCAGGTCCATTTAAAATTGGACCAGTTAATGAAGTAATTGACATCACTAATGAAGCAGATTTGACAGAAACATTTGGTAAACCTCTCTCAACTGATAGTCAGTATGAATATTGGATGAGTGGAGCGTCATTCTTATCATATGGTGGACAACTTAAAGTAGTTAGAGTTGATGGTGCAGACCTGAAAAACTCTAATGCTGGTGCTCCTATTAATTCAGTAGGTATTGCATCTACTACTACTCTTAAAATTAAGAACTTTGATGACTATGATCAGAGTTATACAGATATAACTAGCGGATGGACTTATGCTGCTAGAACTCCTGGTACATGGGCAGATGGATTGAAGTTATGCTTTATTGACGATTATGCTGATCAAACAGTTGGTCTAACTACTACGAATTTAGAAACTGCTGGATTCCAAATAGGATGTGGTGTTACAGTTGCTTATAGCGGTACAACGGTTGGTTTAGGTACGACTGCTACTACTAACGGATACGTTAAAGGTATTATTACTGGTGTATCTACAGACTCGGTAAATGCTGCTAGTTCTATTGATGTTAAGATAGTCTCCAAAGTTGAACAGACAGGTAATATAATAGGTACAGAAACATATATCAATTATGCACAATTTGACGAACAGGCATCAATCACACCTGGTTCAATTGTTTATTGTGTAAGTGCTGCAGGAACCAACAAAGGTGGTGATTACAAAGTAGCAAGTGTTAACACAGCTGGTACAGTTACTGACTGGTATGACAATCAAACTCTTGATCTAACAAGTGGAACTGTTTACTGGAACACAATTGCAGCTAAACCACAAACAAATGGTTATGTTGAAAATAGAGATGGTAAGAATGATGCATTCCACCTTGTACTTGTAGATGATACAGGAAGTGTATCAGGTATTCAAGGAACTATTCTTGAGAAAAACATTGGTATTTCTAAAGCATCAGATACAATATCTGAAGTTAATGCTCCTACAAACATTTACTATAAGGACTTCCTTGCTAACTTCTCTGAATACATCTATGCAGGATGGAACCCATCTCAAGAAGCAGATAATTTCTGGGATACAACTCCAAGAGCAACTGGATTTACTACTACAACTGGTGTTAAATCTGATGGATTCACTCCCGTATCTACTGGTAGTGGTGTTTGGGGACAAGACGCATCAGGAGTTATCTTTAGTGCATTGGGTAATGTAGGTTATGAATTAGGTGGTGGACAAAACTATGCTGCAACTGGTGGTGCTCAATATAAAGCAAATCTTGGAGATCTCTCTGCAGGATATGATTTATTTGAAAATGAGGATGAAGTAGATATAGATTTCTTAATTATGGGCCCAAGTTGCGGTGCTAAAGATGAGACTCAAGCAAAGGCAAATAAACTGATTTCTATCGCAGAAGGGAGAAAGGACTGTATGGCAGTTATCTCTCCACATAAATCCGATGTGGTTAATGTAACTAGCACATCTGATCAGACGAATAATGTCTTGTCATTCTATGCTCCTATTACATCTTCATCTTATGCCGTATTTGATAGTGGGTATAAGTGGACATATGATAGGTACAATAACAAGTTCCGTTGGCTTCCAACTAACCCCGATGTTGCAGGTCTAATGGTTAGAACTGACATTGAGCAGTTCCCTTGGTTCTCACCTGCAGGACAACAGAGAGGAAACATTAACAATGCAGTTAAACTTGCATACAATCCTACTAAGTCACAAAGAGATCAACTCTATGAAAATAGAATTAATCCAATAACTAACCTACCAGGTCAGGGATCAGTTCTCTTTGGTGATAAGACTGGATTAAGTTACTCATCTGCATTTGATAGAATTAACGTTCGTCGTTTATTCATCACTGTGGAACAGGCACTTCAAGGAGTTGCTAATGCTCAACTATTTGAGTTCAACGATGAAATTACTCGTTCTAACTTTGTTAACGTAGTTGAACCATATCTTAGAAATATTCAATCTAAGAGAGGACTCGTTGACTTCCGAGTCATTTGTGATGCAACAAATAACACTCCTGCTGTTATTGATAATAATGAATTTAGGGCAGACATATTCTTGAAGCCCACAAGGTCAATTAATTATGTTACTCTTACTTTCGTTGCTACCAGAACTGGAGTCAGTTTTGAAGAAGTAATAGGAAGAGTTTAAATTTACCCCATAATTAATTAACATAGGAGATTACAACAATGGCAATTAAAACGATTACAAATTTCAGAGATCAATTAAGGGGCGGTGGAGCTCGCCCCAATCTGTTCGAGGTTAATCTCGGAAACTTTGGTGGGCAAGCTGGAGAAAATGTTAGAGCAGGTTGGGAGCAAAATGCCCAAAGAGATTTTCAGTTTCTTTGTAAGGCAACATCTATGCCAACTCAGACGATTGGTACAGTAGAAATTCCTTTCCGAGGAAGAATTCTTAAAGTTGCTGGAGACAGAACCTTTGAACCTTGGACAGTTACTGTTATTAATGATGAAAGTTTCAGTGTAAGAAAGGCATTTGAATCATGGACTGAAAAAATAAATAATATTGATAGTGGTGTTGGTGAAGTTAACCCTAATAACTATATGGGTAATGGAACTATCAAGCAGTTATCAAGAGCTGCTTCTTTAGGTGATATTAATACTGTCGATAATGCTCAAAGAGTAAAGCATACTTATAAAGTTGAAGAAATTTGGCCTTCTGAAATTGGATCAATTGATCTTTCATATGAAAGTTCTGATGCAATTGAAGAATTTACAGTTACCTTCCAGATTCAATACTTCACTTCTATAGCAATTCCAGCACAGCAAGAACTAGAAAATGCTGGTGCTAATGATTTATCTGGATCAGCATCAACTATCGCTTAATATTAGGACTTAAAAACTTTGATAAATAGTCCAATAAAGGGCATTTTCCAATAAATCATGGCTAAGTTATTTGGGTTCTCGATAGAGGACAACGAACCACAATCTCCTGGAGTAGTCTCACCTGTTCCCCCTAATCAAGAGGATCAGTCAGACTACTTTATGAGTAGTGGTTTTTTTGGTCAATATGTTGATATTGAAGGTGTTTATAAGACCGAAGTTGAATTAATTAAAAGATATCGGGAAATGGCATTGCACCCTGAGTGTGATAGTGCTATTGAAGATATCGTAAATGAGGCCCTTGTTTCTGATACTAATGACAGTCCAATTGAAATTAATTTAGATCATTTAAATGCGAGTGATGGTATTAAAAAGACAATAAGAGATGAGTTTAAGTTTATTCTTGAGTTATTAGATTTTAATAGAAAGTCTCACGAAATTTATAGGAATTGGTATATTGATGGTAGATTATATTATAATAAAGTAATTGATATAAAGAATCCTCATGAGGGAATACAAGAATTAAGATATATTGACGCAATGAAAATGCGTTATGTGAGACAGCAAAAAAAGCAAAAGAATGATCAAAGTCGTCTAGGAAATATAAATACGGGTAATCCTGCAGATTATGAGTTTCCTGAAATTGATGAATACTTCTTATATAATCCTAAATTAACTTATCCTACTGCAAGTCCTTCGGGAGCAACAGGTGGACAAGGTGGAGTTAAATTTGCAAAAGATTCAA